AGCTACTGACGCCTGCTGGCGTGATTCCTTTTATAACATCTGCACTATCTTCAGATGACAACTCACCGTCTGAGAATATCTGAAATGCTGCTGGGTAGATGTCCCAATATCGTAGTTTGTCACCATCTGTTTCAAGGCGTGTTACGGCTATGATATCTTCGCGCACACTTTCAGATGCACCAAGCAATGTTGCTAGGTATATTTTACGTCTGTATTCTGTATCCCCAAGACCTTCTCGGAACACATTGATCTGAGCACCAACAATATCTAGCTGCTTACCAATCGCTGTAGACAGTGAACGCAATCCTTTCAGATTGAATATCTCAGCTTGGACAGCTCCAGTGCCTTGTGCAAAGTATTCCAGTACGTGTCGTATTGTTTCACGATTCTTAAACTGTTCGCACAGTCTGTTGTAGATGCGTTGGTTGACATCTGTCTGGTATTGTTCTTCTGTGGCAAAATCTTGGGGACTTCCGTTAAGAGCTTCTGAGTTGATAGTGAAATCATTTAATGCCATACATCCTCCTTACACTTCTGATACAGAGATGCGTTCAGCACTAAAGTCAGCAAGTTGTCGTGAGTTGATGTCCAATGTAGCATTGACAACACTGGCTGGTGGTACATCAGGCGAATCGCTCCCACCAATACGGATAACAAGGTTCTCAATACCACTAACACTCCGGTATATTTCACCAAAGAATCGTTGAGGAATAACATCCTCGCCAATACGTCTTGAGCTATCCCCGTATCTTACAATTGCATCGCGTATTGCTTGCACACCATTTGCAGGGAATATCTCCTCATCGTACACTTGGTAATCCACTTCAAATGTCACATACACATTCTCTGGACGAGAGAAGCTGATAACGTGTGCATCACCATTGCTGTCCTCTACAACTTGGGAGATGTTACCGTATGTCTCAACACCAGCGGGGCCGGTGTCCCAGATAGACTTGGCGATGTCTCCCACTTCACCACCTACCACTACAGCTTCATAAGACTTGGGTGGGCGTCCATCTACGTCAGTGGCGAGTGTGCGGTTCTCAATAACGAATGCGTCAGACACACCTTGTAGAGATTCTAATGCACGGGCAATTGCCTCTGGGGTGGCCTTTCCCACCTGTGTGGCACGTCTATTCCTACGAATACGCAGCTCATCATCTGTCTCTGTAGAACGTCCTACAATGAGGCTGGTGAGGTTCGTAATGGTGTTTAAGCCGCTAACAGGTGTGTCGATAGATGTGATTGATCCAGATGCAGCAGCCACTTGACCAAGCTCGTTCGATCTCACATATACTAGGCATGTTACAGCATCGGCAAAGATGGAGGAGGAGTTGGAGCTGGCTGAGAAACTGTTACCGATGATGGTGTGTGTAATGGTGAGCTTGTCAGCATCAACCCCCTCAGCCGTAACAAAACTTAGATCAGCGTTTGTATTGATAGCATTCTGTAACCCATCACGCAAGTCTGTAACAGTCTCACCAACACCTGTTGTGTAGGATGCCACAACACCATTAATATTGATCGTGTACGTACTGCTGTCAGACACACTCCTAACTTGATATTCAATGGAGTATGCTCGTTCAGATGATAGCAACGTGTCTGATGCAACAGAGAAAGCATCACCTGTGTCAGAATTACTCACCTGTGTACCAGCAGGCACTAGCGTACCGTTACGACCAGTGAATTCCATACTACCCTGTGTCGGTTCAGCATCTAGTCGATATACACCAACAAGAGATGCTAGATCGTCCAATGACTTACCTGTTGCAGCATTAGGATTGAATGCGTTATTTACATCCTCCAATCCTTCCCATAGCAATGCAAGCTCAAGGGATGTCAACTGAGACAACTGACCCAAGATCGAATTGACAGATGTATCCACACCAGCACCGAACAATTCAATCGCCTTGGATCGCTGGTCTGAGACAATTTCCTGATAGCGTTTTATTTCAAAACCGTTTTCTGTAAGACCAGCCATTGTGTCTCCTTAAATCTCTAGGGTAAATGTATCTGACAATGTAGTGCCACCCACTAACAAGACAGAGAATTCTAACGAATATGTGCGGTTAACTGGTGAGTAGGTGGATACGAATTCGATGATGTTATCGACAAAAGGCTCTTCCAATATCTTAGCCTTGAATATGGCATCAACAGATTCCTTGGATGCTTTGGTCAAGATCTCTTGGTAATAAGGCACACCTTCTCTGTTGTCAAGCACCCACTCACCTTTGAATATCTGCAATCTCACCTTGATTCTTTGTGCTGCATCTTCTAGCAAGGATGCTGTCATGCGTATATCACCATCAGCGTATACAATATCGTGGCTAGAAGGATCTAGGAAAATATCTACGTTCATAGTAAGTCCTTATTGTGGGCCACTTGTTGTACCACCGCTATCACCAGTGTGAGTATGCGAGGTGAGGTTGATGCCTTGTGTGGTGATTGCACCAGACGTATCAATGCTACCAGTGGAGCTAGTTGTTCCGTCTACAGACAAGCCACCATTAATATTAACATTTCCCGTAAACCGTGTATCTGGTGTATCCACTTTAACATCACTGCTAGCGTTAATTGTAGCAGTGGTGGTGTTCACTGTTACATTATCAGAGGCATTCACTGTAATGTCTTTAGGGGAATTTAGTGTGATGTTTCCGTTCTGATACATCTTGACAGAACATTCTTGAGCGGTGTTTGTGTTAAATCTCACTTCAAGATTATCTGGATTGGGATTCTCATGTGTACGGAAGGTCTGCAAGCCGGGAATAGCGAAGCAATCAGATAGGTCAAACATCACACCAGAAGCTGGTGTCACAAAGCTACCATCAGAATTCACCCATTTGTCTAGTGACTTCTCACAGAATATGGCTAGGACAATATCATCTTGTTTTATCGGGAAGGATATAAGGGATGTGCTACTGCCTTGGAATACGAGGGGGACACCTTTGACCACTGGCATCTCAACAACGTATTTGTTTGAATACTCTTTACGAAGAAGTGGCTGTATGTCCACACACTGTCGCGTATGATCATAAGCCACCACTTTAGAGGGGAGTGCTGTGTGCAAGTCCCCTAGCGCATACATGATGCGAGAATCAATCAGATCAGGGATTGTTGGGGAGTTGTTAAGCATTCGTTAGCCTCTTGGTTATTCAAAGTCTTGGACAATACACTCAACCTCCGTATCCCAATCTCCGCCCATATATGAGCCAGAGTGAGTCACCTTCTTAACCTTGGCCACAACATTTACATCTTGTGCGACTAGCTTGATGAACATTTCTGGGATAATCTCATGGTTGAGTGTGCATCTAAACCGCCACCCCTTAGATGGTGTTTTATCACCTTTACGTTTAGCCTTACCCTCGTTGATTTCTTCAGGGGATTCAATCAGGCCCGTAGCCTCGGAAATAAGTGGCATGGTGTACTTCACCTGTGTATCACCATTAAGGTCGGTGATATACACTTTACCATCTTGGATAGACCATTTAAGACGATGTGCCCAACAGATGTCGTCTATAGCCTGTTTAGTTGGCTTGGCAACACTGTAACCGTTGGAGAACGTATCAAACAAACCTAAACCAGACATCTCACCAATGTCTAAACCAAGACCTATCGGTGGGCGCTCTCTACCCACACCTTGAGCACTCAAATACTCTGTACCACCAGCTTCACCTTTGATTAAATCCATCAAGACTGCTTGTACAGATGTGTTCTCAGGGTACACTTTATGGGTAATAGCCTCACGAATGCCAACGTATCCGTCTGCACACTCAATAATGGTGTCGTAATTGTTGCCGGATTTATTGTGCTTGTAGCTGGTGATGTCACCTTGGAAGATAAGGCCAAAGCTGTCATCTTGCCAACCCGCTTCGAGGATCACAACAGAATCATCTTTTTCGATTAGTGCTTTAGTAGATTCAGACAAGTTCTTTATCGTAATTTCAGCACTGTTCAACACCTTAGATGAGTTGTCAGATTTCTCTACGCGAAAAGATACTTCTAGATCTTCTATTGCAACAGCTTGAGATGGGATGTTTGTACGACCAACCACTTTTTGATAATAGGCAACACGAGTACCTAGCTGTGTAGTTGTCTTGGGTGGAGTGCCTATTGTCAGTCTGTACTTACGAACTAATTTCATTCAACTCCTCCCTAGTGTAGTACCAGAGTTCGTGAACACCCTCTGAGAAAGAATGTCTGGACGGAGTTAATAGGGGGCCTTCTGATTGCTGTACGACAACAAGGACTCCATCTGGTAGGTTGAACGCTTTATATATATCATTCAGCGGATAAGCTGTTACAAGCGTAACACCTGACAATGATGGTGTACCTGTGTAGTCTGTAACACTCATTTGCCAAGTGGCTGACACTGTGTTATATGTAAAGCGCAAGATGTACTCTTGCCCAGATAATGTGGTAGAATACTCGAAATCTGTAGTGGTATCATCAAAGAATAATTTAGTTGGCATTTACTCTAAACCTCTCAAAGAATCCGTCCATCTTATAAGCAGCAGATTCTTTCCTGTCGTCCACTTGCTCTTTAGGTTTCGTGCCAGCATTCTTTTTAGGATCGGATGTGTCAGCAACATCATCACCCGTCACTTCAACGCGTTTAGCACTACGAGGCACTGTCGTGGTGGAGGAGGATGCTACCCTCACTTCTTTTAGATTGATCTGCACATCTTTGGCAAAACCTGTTGATGTAGACTCACTAGCACTAATAGACTCAATTGTCAGATTCGTTATTACACGAGTCTTTGCCATAAGAGTGACAAGTGCTCGCATCTCTTTTAATCGCTTCAGTGATGCCACCACTTCATCTGATCGGAAGTCCCTAGAGTCTTTCAGGTGGTAGTCTGATATTACACCAGACAATGTGTAGGAGTCTGCTTTAGATATAATCCCTTTGGTATAATCAAAG